TCTATAAGAGAACCATAAAATAAGGCATCGTAACAGTATTCACTGAAGTAGTTACTTGTCGTAACACTTGTGCCTGTTGCCGATGCCAATGCAAGGGGTTGTGATGCTGTTTGTATTTCAACAATGGATGCTGAATCTGGAGTCGGTACTATCTTAATACTGGAATTAGTACGTCTTGAATAGTATCTTGGTGTGCCTGTGGATGCGCTTACAGGCCAGTAATCATTTACATATTCGACAGTTCTTTGCAGAAGGTTAGTAACAGCCGCTCCTGCACTGTCTTTATAATTTACGTTGCGTACAATGCGTACACGATCATTCAGCGGAACAGCACCTGCGTTCCCTGCTGAAACTGAAACATTAACATATTCATCTAAGCCAACATCGTCAATATCTTTGGTAATACGTAGTTCAGCTTTGTTGATGAAAAACGGAACTTGAACAGCAAATTCCGTGGAGTCATTCTCAGTTGTGTTAATTAAATCTGTTTTTAGATATGCGTAGTCAGACATGACTAGCCAACATATAGTGTAATAGTTGGTGCCATTGCTGCTGCGCCAGAGGTTGCAAGACTTACAATCCCATGTACACCTACGCCCATATCTCCAATATAAGTATCCTGTGAATCAAGTGCAGCAACACGCCATCTAATCGCAGTACCTACGGCAGTCTTGTTTGTAATCTGCTTTGTACCTTTAATAATAATATCTCCAACAATAGTGGAGTATACATGCATTGCCATGATACGAGTAGTTGATGGCGTAGGACTGCTGCCTGTGCCTTCATCACCCAATGTAAGATTAGTATCTATATAACGGAAGCCAGTTATAATCGCACCGTCACTGCTGACGTTCTGTGCAACTTTAATATTTGAAGCCATAATCTCTCCTTTAAGTAAAGCAGCAGGAGAGTGGTTTTAACACCACCCTCCCACAAACTTTATTAACCGGCACTACCGAAGTAGCCACGCCAATCGGAAACACCAAAGCTATAACGCTCCCGTGCCTTGAACCGAAGGTTGCCCGTATCAAAGTCCGGCTCCATCTTCGTCTGAAGAGGCGAACGGACGAACATCTTCGCACCATTCGGAACATCAGTCTTGATAAAGTAGGAATCAACGTCAGTAAATCGACGATTGATAAAGTAACCTTCAGGAATCATGCCCATATGACGAGTGGCATTGATCGCATTGTTATTAGGATTAGCCGAAGCAGCACTCGTCTGAGTGTTACCGGGGCTGCTCATAATACGATCTGCAATCGCCCACGAATCAACAGGAACATGAAGCGAAATAGCACTTGCACCAATCAGAATACCACGATCATCCGTGATCTTCTGAATTGAGGTAAGTGCAGTTTCAAGGGTCGCTTCCGTAAGATCGGCAGCAGCCATAAGATTAGACTGAAGTCCAGCCGAAATCGTTGGATGAGCAGCCGAAAAGAATGCCGCACCGTCGCCAATGGTCTGCGTAAAACCATTCGTGAAGAGATTGGCAGCTTTTACCTGCTTGGTGTTTGCCATCGCACGGGCAAGACCTCTGGCACGAAGCTTCGCAAACGTGTCATACAGGTTATCTTCCATAGCTTCTTCAGTAACAGCAAAGGCAAGAGCAACGGTTTCCGCAGTATAACGGGCCGTATAACTTTCCTGTGCATCATCATAAGAAACCGAAGCACCTTCACCCTTGGTGGGTGCAGTGCCAAAGCCGGTGAAGAGGACTTCTTCTTCAAAAGCTCTGTCGGAATTTTCAACATCATAAAGAGGCTCATGTTCGTTGTTAACCTCTCCATACTCCAGACCAAAAACAGCGTTAAGGCCGGGAAGAAGTTCTTTGCTAATACTAGCTCTATTAATAGCCATAATAAATCCTTCCTATTAAGCCGTTGACGCCGTGGCCGTCACAAAACGATCACGATGATTATTGATATAAACTTCTACAATTGGGTAAATGTCCGATTCCGCTTCATCAGGGAACTGCGCTCTGCCCAAAACACGAACAACAGCAGCAGCTTCCGTACCAGAAGCACCATCAAGGTAGTAACTGGACTGACCTGTAACAGTGTTACCGGAAGAAGCTGTGGAGCTTACGGTTACATTGTAGTTTAAGACAATGGCAAGCTCCGCCGCAGAAAGCGACAGAGAAGCCTGAATGTAATACGTCTGATCAGGATCAGTGATTACAAAGAATTTAATGTCCGTGGCTGATACGCCCCCGTTCCAAAAACGGGAGAATTTCGGTTCGCCATTTTCAACATACTGACAACCCATGAAAACCCCTGAAGGCTTTAGAGTTGCAGCAATGTACGGTGAGATCGTTGCAAAGTTTGCACCCGGAAGAACAACCGGATCACCAGTAAAAATGCTATTAGAAGGTGACTGCGCCTGACCCGTAGAGGTCAACGTAATCATATCCGTGACGGCTTCGTTATTGTATCCGCCACCCAGTTTGCGAGCCGGAATGAAACCACGAAATGCTTTAGTAGTAGACATGTTTCATCTCCTTAATTATGAGAAAGTTAGTCCTGAAAGGACGGTTGTCTTCCTCTGGTTGTAACTGATCGGCTAGAGTTTGTAATGGGCATACGAGAATCCGAACTTTTCATAAGTTGTGCATTAACTGCATCCATCATATCATTCGCTTTATTTTCGTAAAAAGTCCTCTTAGCCTTAACTTTTCCGGCAGGCATTTTTGCCAAGGCCAAGTCCCCACGACAGACTGCACCTTGATACCGACCTTCATCTCTCACGGCAGATGAGATAGCCATTTCAGGAACTTCATCGGGGGTTACAAGCACCCATCCCTCTTGAAGTCTTTTGCCAACATTAAGAACATCATCGACGCCTCTGACAGAAATACGTATCCAGCGGTGAGCCATTCCTTCAGCATCAAACTTGGCTCTCACCGAGTCTGGTAGCTCAAGAGCATTAGGCTCCTCAAAGGTCCAATCATCTTCTCTCATGTTGTTTTCCCGAACATCACTACTACGTGATTCATTTCGTGTATTCATCTTATTTCCTCCACGTCTCTAATTAATATTTGTATACTCGCCTTCAGCTTGCGTTACCTTAAGCTTTTCGGCGGCATACTTTTCAAGTGGGATTCCCCATTTATTAGCAATAGTTACATCTTCTTTAGAAAGTTTAATCTTCCTATTAGAACTCGGAGACGAGCGTGAAGCCCCCGACACCACCTGAGCAGGTTTTTTCGTGTTTCCCTGCACACGTTCCTCATCTTCTCCAAACTTGTGCGGAAAAGCGTTTTGAATCCTGTTATTGACTTCTTCATAAAAGTCTTCATCATCTGGACTATATCCTTGTTCTTTCAGATCAGCATCGATTGCCAAAGCAGCGGCAGTCATGATATTATCTTTGCCAAACCATTCGTTATCACCAGCCCATTCTTCTGCACGTCTATCTCTTCGTTGTACAGGCTGAGTTTGCTGTTGAGTTTCAGGAGGTGATACATATTCTTGAGCATAACGAGACTTAACCGAGGTAACATTCTTTAGATCACCCTGAGCTTCGTTAAGCATCTCCTGTGCTTTAAGCACTCTGTCTTTATCACCTTCTTCAAAAGCTTCAAGATAGGCTTGACGGGCCATATCTATTTTATCTGTTAACTGCTTTTCAGATACTTCTAAACTATTCTTACTAACATGAAAAACTTCTTGTTCTTTTTCTCTTAATGTGTTGGAAAGTTGTTTATTAGTTTCCAGCAGTCTTTCCACTTCTTCATCCCGCTCTTTGCGCTGACGAATAAGTTGGCGAATTCTTTTCTCTGCACCCTTGGTTTCAATACCCTCAAGTTCAGGTGTTTCTTCTACTTCTTTAGCCTCAACAGGTTGTTCCTCAATTACTTCTTCTGGCTCATCCTGTTCAACTTCGTACTCTACTTCTTCTTCTGGAACTTCGATATCGCCCCATTCATCTTTCTCAGCCATTTTTCTCTCCGTTGCTAACGATACAAACGATTTACGTTATTAATATTATATCACACTATATTGATTTCCCCAAATTAGTTGGACCCCTTT